CGCTTGATACTGCTTCCCCGCCTCAACCAACCTCTGAATATCAGGATTGGCGTTAGTTGGCGATGGTACTGCCCCCGCTGCGTCATAGGGGCTTTTTATTTCTACAAGATGGCGCACACATTCCTTTTTTGACCATTTATCTGCCATTTACCCTCCTCCTGGCATCCCAGCACCCGCTTGACCCATTAGCGAAATCAGCGCATTGGAGTTGCCTGTCTGCTTGGTTGCTTCCCTTAAATTCTGCGTCTCCTCGCCACCCACCGGAGCGGGGTTCATCCTCGCCCTCATAAGCAAAACGTAATCGTGGACAAGCATCTTAGACTTATGGTTCAGCAACTCCTTATCGGCTTCATCTTCCGTATTTTCAGCCTCCTCAGCAAACTTGACCGCCATATCCGCAAGACCGATGGCAGGATTGGCTGCCTTAGCCCGTTCTAACTCCATTTCCCTCTCCCAACCGTCAGGGTCTTCGACAGATAAAATATCCCTTAGAATATACTTCATCGGCGCCTTGCCCCATAGCGATAACGCCCTCGCCTCATTGACGATTGCCAGCCGTTTATTCTGTTTCATCAGTTGGTAATTGACAGTGTATTTGTCGGGGTCTTTCAGGTCGGCTATGCTGGCTGACTTCTTGCTACCTGTCCTGCCAATATACACTTGACCGGACACTTCAAGCATCCTACATTGCTTGATAATCAGCCTCGCCAACTGACCCTTAAACATTTGGAGCGCCACGATACGAGGGTTCTGGAGTTCGTCCAGCAGTTCCACCTCGGTCGTGACCTCAATGGCAGACGGCGGTGTGTTATAAGTCCTCGGTGAAATCGGATTGGCATAGTCTATCAGATTGGATAGTTCAGCCCTGCTGGCTTCCCCTGCTCTGTTAAGGTCGGGTCTAGGGACTAGTGCATGAAGTTCCCCTTCAGGTATTCTCTGGTCTTGACCACGAGCAGGAACAGGTATGTCCGCATTCCCCTTCCGCTCATATCTCGGGTTGATATTCTCAGAGCCGATAGTGGCATCTATCGATAACTGCCTGGATAACTGGTCGTAGAGATTATGGTTGAGGTACAAAAGCCCGGGCGACTCATTCTTCAAGTAATCCTTATCCCTGAACATAAACCCTGACGGAGGCCAAACAAACACAAACGGAAGACACCCGAAGGGGTTAGGTTGCCGGAACACAAGATGCTCGGCTACCCATAGCTCATTAACATCTTTATCCCAATAGTCCCTGACCTCATTGTCAGTGTCAGCGAGATTATCGGGCTTGAGGTAATAATGGGTTGTTTCGTCTCCCGAATCCTTTGCCGTCTTGTCGTAGTTCTCCAACTCTTCAAGCAAATCTTCTTTGTCCCTCCAGGTGATTGGCGATGCCCACTTGTTCAACATAAAGGGAGTCCACCGCATATCAGTCGGCAGGCAGTGGATATTATAATTGCCCGTTTCATCGATGGACGATACCCATTCCACGCCGATTAGCGAGGTATGGCAGACATGATTGGCCAGCCAAACATCCAGACCAGCCATCCCGTACTGGTTCATCAGGTATTCATCCGCCTGTTGGAGATTCGCTTCGATAAATTGTTCAATCTTGAACGAGTCCCGCTTACTGATTGACCCATCCACCACAGTCTGCCACTTACCGCTCATTAGCCCGGCGATAATCCGGCTCATATACGAGGCAGAGCGGTTCTCAGTAACATTTATGACATCATCCAGTTTTGTCTTGCCGTCAAAATCAGTTAGTGAGTACGGCTCAAGATTTAGCCTCTTACGTGTGGCGTCAACCTGGTCATAGAATTTCTGCATCGCCTTCTGGCGAGCGCTGACCATTGTCCAGGTATCGCTCATACCCTCACTCTCCTTGCCTTCGGATTCACTTTGGACACGCCCTCATTGCTCGGCTTGCCATTCGCAAAACTGAAACTAAAAGCAGACACCCTTCTCACCGCCCGCCGCTCACATTCAGGGCATCTAACTGCTACTGTGGCATCAATCCCCTGCCTTAGTTCAAATATGTGCCCACCGGGGCATTCGTATTCATACAACGGCATCTTACACCCCTTGCTTGGCCGCTTTGGCTTCTCGCATTCTGGCCGCCTGCGCCTGCCGTTTCTCTTTCAGTATTGTCTCAGGGGACTTCACTATAACCACACCTGCGGCATCTTCTTCAGATACAAGGGGCATCTCTACCCTTTCGTCAGGTTTCTCAAACGTGAATCCCCTCGCCTTGAACGGGGCATATTTCTCCGAGTCCCTCTGCCAGGGAAAATGATGGGTCACGACCCCACCCCCCTCATCCACCGAATACATAGTTACCCTGTCAGTCTTAGTCTTTACTGGCATATTTTCCTCCTTATCCTTTAATAATTCTCGGTAAGTTAATCCGTTGTGGCTGAGGCAGTTGCGTCTTGGCGTTTATCTCAGACAGAATCATCCCGAGAGCGTTAAATCCACACAATCCCATCTTCTGCTGAACTCCGCCAAACGCCTTAACGACCTCAGTATGGACAGCGCACCTCTCGGCGATGCAGTATTTATCCAGGAAGGGGCAGAACTTAACCTTGCTTTCAGCCTCGTCTTTATGTCCGTTACCTCCTACCATTTGACACCATCCTTCTATCTCGCTGATTATAATTCACCGGCGCCGGGCTAACGCTATTCACCGTCTCCGGCGTGAAGTCGCTGAGGATATACCTCTCGGAACTCATCAAGTGAAACTTCGCCTCATCAACAATCTTATCATCTTTCGTGACAAAACTAAACTTCTCCCTGACATAGTTCGATAGGTCGTTAAAGACAAAAATCTTATTCAGCCGGTGCATCCCTTGTACCATCTTGATTTGCAGAGCCTTGTCTTGGCTATGCTTAGGCTCGCTTATCGGCCAGCCCTGGGCGGTGTATGCCTGGCGCTCCCCTTCTTCCTGATGGTTTCCGCCTACCCGCCGTAAGACGTTCCTCCCCTCTACAATGCCCTTGAAAGCCTCCACGTGGTCAAAGTAGCCCAGCTTAATGCCCGGCACGTATTCAGCGAAATGGAAGAAATCACCAGTACCAGGATTTTGAGCCGTGAATAATGCTGCCGGATTGACCAGCCCGAAGTCGTGCCCTGAGTAGACTGGCCAGCTTTTATCTATCTGGAAGCGGGGTATCAGGCATATCTTGTCATCAAAGGACGAGTAGACCAGCCCCTCTAATCCCTTCCATAATCCCAGGACGTAGCGGTCACGATAAACGCCCTCAAAGCCTGCCAATCGCTGCTTGTAGTCTTCCGGTAGCAGTGGGTTATCGTAGGAACTAGACTGATAAACCTCGCCCTTGTGTTCGGTAAAGAACTTGCGATAGAGATAGTGAGACGGCGGTCCGGGGTTAGTGGCAGCGAATATCTGATGAGGGAAGCCCGGTAGCCGGAGTCGCCCTTCCAACATACTCCAGTCCGCCTCTTCGCTTTCAATGGCTTCGTCTATACCGGCAAATCCGATACCACCTGGTCCCAATGAACCGAGCTTGAGCGGGTCATCCAGCCCGCCAAACAGGATGCGTGAGCCGTTAGTCAACGTAACCAATAGCTCTGATTTGTTATACTCAGCTATCACTTCCCGGGGACACACCCACTTAAAAAACGTCTCCAGGGTTGAAAATGTTATACTAGCCCTGGTTTTACGGCAGATATAGCCGAAGTTGCCAGGGTAGTCTAATGACAGCTTCAGAGCTTTGGCGCAAAGGGCAATCGTTTTACCTGCACCAAAAGCGCCACTGAACAGGGCACTGCCGGCGGACGTAGAAACGAAATCAGCTTGAGCCTTGTTTATCGGCTCCCAGACTATTCGGACTTCTCTACCGGATTTAACCGGGCTGGGTGGTGATGCTACTACCAATCACAGCCTCCTGGTAGCCCCTGCCAACTGCGAAAACGATGTTGATATTTGCCGGTAGTTGATTATCCTGTGCGCCTATCCGCTCCATTTTGTTCTGCTCGGCGATGGCAGTGAGTACGTGAGCAGGAGTAAGGTCTTTCATATCAAAATCCGCCCGGTACATTGCGGTCAGGCGTTTCTTGCGTTCTGAGACTGTGCCAATAGCTGCGGACTCTACTTTAGCCTCACATTCGGCTATTCTTTCCCTGATTCTAGTGTTATCTAGTAAGTGGGAAACATTAGTGTCAATGAGGTGTGGGGAGTACCCAGCTTTAATAGCGGCCTGAGTAGCGTTTCTATCCTGGAAGTAGAAGACACAAAACGCTTCCTGTTTAGCGGTGAGGCGTTTACGACTGGATGTTTTTAATTGTTTAGCAGTCGTCATCTTGCTTTATATTTACACTTTTTTTGTGGTGGTGTCAAGTCCTGAGACAATTATGATAATAGTTATCGTTATTTTAGTCCCCTTAACAACCCCTGGGAGATAAACAGTACCGGCAGGTGAGTGTCTAACGTGAGGGGGTAAAATCCCTCCCCCGTTTTTGTTAATTTTAACTTGACAATAACTATCGTAACACCTGTTATTTTTTACTGTTACTGTTACGGAGGCTAGAAGTGTTACGCAAAGTGTTACGAAGTGTTACGATTAGCCTCAATCACTGTTACGTTACTGTTACCGTAACACTTCTCTCTCTCTTTAGAGAGTGTTACTGTTACGATGTTACGATTAGAAAGTTTTAACGCCCCAATTCTCTCCCATTTTCTTAAAGATGTCCTTGTTCCGGTTTAGTGTAGTTTTTACAGAATCCTCTTTTGCCTCTAATTTTAGGGCAATCGCCGACTGACAACGGGGCCCATTTAATAATAAGCGCGTAATCCTGTCTTTCAAAGGGGCTAATTTTTCAAGACCGGGGCTATCGTTTATATTCAAAGCGGAGTAACTTATGCTGATAAGTTTATCGCCATCGTTCAGAAAGTCACAGACTATCCCCAGTGGTTTTTGCTTCCTGCCCAAGTTAAACTTACGGTGAACCAGTGCGTATTCCTTGTGGTCGCTATCCTCCTCGTCTTCCGGCAAACGAAGTTCAAACTGAGAGCGGGAGCGGTTATACTTCACGACCGAGCCATAAGGGGCTTCCGCTCCATCTGTATTTGACATTGATGCCTTTGTTATATGGTCAATAGTCAGGGTCGAACAGTGGAATGACCTGATAAGATTATAATACTCACTTGCTTGCTGGGCTTCAGACATAGAACGGGAGCCGCCAGCCGTTGCCGCCATTTGGCTATCTAAAATTACAAACTCTATTTGCCTCTGGACTATTTCGGCCTGGATGTTATCAATAACCTGAGACAGCGGGTTTTCAAGCCGGCGGTATGCTATGAAGGAATTGTCGGTTATTTGTAGCCCTTTTTTAATAGCTGTGATGTAACGCCTGTGGGTTTCTTCCTCAGATTCCCAGTCCAGTATTAAAACGTTAGCTGAACCCATTGGGCAGAAAGGAAGCTCCCCACTGGCAGCAACCCCGTGCTGGACCAAGACGGCAAAATAATCAGCCATAATTGACTTGCCCTTCCCCCCGGCTGTAAAGATTGTCACCGGCTCATTAAATGGCAAGACTGGGTAGAGTAGATATTTAATCTCCATCGTAATCGGTTCAATATCTACATTTACTGTCTCTCCGCCGTCCCTTAAACTTGAATAACAGTGATTAGCGATGAAGTCCAAGATAGTATTCCAGTCCGTTTTATAGGTTGAGGTTAGGCGTTTGGATAATTCAGATAATGAGCGTGGAGCCAGTAGGTTTATTTTTGACGTGTGTTTCGTTTGTCCTTGCATATCCCGAATACTGATAATCGCCTCAGCATCATTTGTGAGCCTGTCAATATAAATCTTGAGAGGCACATCCGGCCACGTAAACTCAAAGCCGTTTAACGTCTTAGTGGCGGTCGGCTTTACCTCCTCGCTCCTGTCGAGGATACTAATATCCTGAATCAATGTTTGTAATTGCTCTGGCCTATTAGATTTTAGCCAGTCCGAAACGTCCTTGCCGTCACCGGGTAAAATGATACACTTAGGGGCAACTTTGAGTGAATCTCTAATCGCTCTGCCATACCCGTATCCCGCCTT